CCAGGAACATCTAAAGCGTATCTTCCCGCAAATGTGCTGATTGCATTGCGTTTCTCTATTCTATTTTGATCATTATTGTACCGACTGCAAGCCATAATAATATATTTGTATAAAAGAAAATAGATGAACGAAAGTTTCTTTTAAAACAGGTTAAACACATATTCCAGATTATAATCATAGAGAAAATGCCTAAACTGTGTTTGAATATGATTGTCAAGAATGAATCTAAAATTATCACGCGTCTATTTGATTCTATTGTTGATTTAATCGATTGTTATTGCATTTGCGATACTGGAAGTACTGACAACACCATAGACCTCATCAATACATATTTTTTTGAGCACAACATTCCAGGATCTGTAATTTCAGAGCCGTTTAAGAATTTCGAGTATAATCGGACATTTGCACTTGAAGCATGCAAAGATTCTAACAATACTGGAAAAGTATTGGCGGATTACGTCTTGTTATTGGATGCCGACATGGTTTTGGTAAAGGGACCCGACTTTAATTTACAATTGTTCAAAGAGTTTTTGTTATCTGCCGATGTCTTCCATTTGTTCCAAGGGAGCGACCGATTTTCTTACAAAAACGTGCGAATTGTCAAGAACAATATGGGGATAAAATACTGGGGCGTAACCCACGAGGTCATTAGCACACCAGATGGAACCAATTATTCGCAAATAGAGAGAAACACACTTTTCATTGATGATATTGGAGATGGTGGTGCCAAAGCCGATAAGTTTGAGAGAGATATTCGTTTATTGACGCAAGGATTAGTAGAGAAGCCGAACAACGATAGATACACATTTTACTTGGCCAATAGTTATCGCGATAATGGAAACCTAGAGAAGGCGATAGAAATGTATAAAAAGCGAATTGAAATTGGCGGATGGTTTGACGAGGTATGGCACAGTTATTACAGTATTGGGCGATGTTATAATTGGTTAAACAAACCTGATTCAGCCATTGCCTACTGGTTACTGGCATACGATTATTTCCCGAAACGTCTGGAGAATATCTATGAGATAATCCACTATTATAGGAATACATCCAAGCACAAGTTAGCATATGAGTTTTATAAGATTGCGCAAGAACAGTTGAAGGGTGTGGATAAGTCGAAGATTGATTATTTGTTTTTGCAGAACGATGTCTATGATTACAAGATCGACTACGAATATAGTATAGTTGGATACTATTACAATCCGGAAAACATTGATATGGCTGCGCTGAGTATGCGTGTAATGACTGCAAAAAACATTGAAGATTCCATTTTGAAGAATGTGTTGTCAAATTACAAGTTTTATTGCAAACCATTGACCCTAACCACCAATTCGTTGAGCAATGAATTCTTTGCTAGCGAGGATGGATTCAATATAAGCACACCCTCGTTTTGTATGCACAATGGTGAATTGGTCATTAATCGCAGACACGTCAATTACTATATTGACGAGAATGGTGGGTACATAAACCAGGAACATATTACCACGAAAAACATGGTGACTGTTGGTTCCAAAACATTTGAACTTGGATACAATAGAGACTTAGACGGGCGATATGTGGGTTTGGAGGATATTCGTCTTTTTGAACATGGAGGCGAGACCCATTTCACGGCCAATCGCGGAACCCAAGACGGAAAGATGCGTGTGGAATATGGAACCATTGATTATGAGACCCAGTGTGTAAAATCATCGTTTTTAACAAAGACGGATGGTTGTTCGAATATAGAGAAGAACTGGGTTCTATATTCAGGAGCAGATGGAAGGCTATGTGTGGTTTATGATTGGCGAACCAGTTATGAGATTGGGTACGCAAATATGTTACAAAATAAGAGAGATATGAAATCGCCAAAGTTTTTCGAATTCTTGCGAGGATCCACCAATGGTATTCGTGTTGCTAACGAAACTTGGTTTATTGCACACGCGGTGTCGTACGAAGACCGCAGATATTACTATCATATCTTAGTTGCATTGGATTCGGAAACAGGTGAAGTCAAGCGCTGGTCTAAGTTTTTTACGTTGGAAGGAGAGAAGGTGGAATATGTGCTCGGATTTGTCCAAACCAGCGATGAAGAGTTCATGATTGGATATTCCAAGATGGATAGAGAATGTTGCATAAAAAATGTTTCCAAATCGGAATTGGAGAAACTATTTTAAAGGAAACCTACGGTTTCCGTTTGAACCTTCCCTTTTTTAGTATGGGATTATAATGCGTAAGAGAAGCAAAGCTTCGCTGAATACCTACGGTTTCCTTTATTTTATTGAACACCCTTGTAGGATTTCCGGTGCCACTCCGTAATTCCGTGCTCTCTTATCCCCTCAAAATGCGCCTTGGTCCCATATCCCATATTTGTGTGCATTGAATATTTCTCCCCCAATTCCGGATGTTCTAAACACAAGGCCTCCATATAAGTATCTCTCTCGTTTTTGGCTAAAATAGATGCAGCTGCAATCGACGAATAAGTCCCGTCACCTTTCTCTACCGTTTCGTGGGGAACCGTTATCAACGACTCTGTCTCTTCATCAAATCTAGAATAGGGTCGAAAATAATTCCCATCTACTAATAACAAACCATTGCGAATATTTGTAGAAGCAATTTTCTTCAAATTTTCGGTAACACATTGATGCATTCCTTTCATAACGCAGTTCAGAATTCCACAGCTGTCGATTTCATCCGCTTCGGCATAGTAAATATGCCACGCAATTGCTTTTGATTTTATGTAGTCAGCAAGTTCAACCATCTTTTTTCTTGATTTGATTTGTTTGCTGTCTTTCATCCAATCGTGATGAAATGATTCCATATCTTTAGGTAAAATAACACCAGCGACATAAAGACGCCCGAACAAGGGTCCGCGACCCGCTTCATCAATACCAATCTCAAACTCGGTCTCTTCACTATAACAAGGTTTTAGTGCGACTTTGGGCTTTTTCTCTCTCTTCTCTTTTGCTAACATTAGATACAAATAGATATTTAGGTTTATTTGTTTTTTGCAAATTATTCATTATAATGCTTATAAATCAATTTTACAAGCTTACAAAGACAATTATTCTAAAAATATTTCTCTATTTTCTCGCGATACAATATATATTTACAATGTTAAGTGAAATCAAATTAAGTCCGTTATTATTATTTTTCACACTATTAATCGTATTGGTGATTGCCACAACGGTGAAACGGTGGGGACTCGTTTCCGAAGGTTTCATTGGGTATCTCAAGGACACCAACAGTTTTAGTTCTCAAACTGTGAAGGCATATGATTCCGGAAACGCCATTATCAAACTATATGACGACATTTTCTACGACAATAGGAATGGAACTGTAGTTATAGTAAATGCATCACAATATACCAACACTGCAGACACAACTGGTGCTACTGTTTCATCCATTGATGTGATTCCAAGAAAAATGAACCCACAATACACTTACACACGTCCCTCAGACAATTCTATTATGTCGCAACAATGCGACGAAAGTAAGGTAAGAACCATTGAATCTTTAGAAACCCAGTGGACTGTAAAGGGATTAGAAAGTACGAACCAGTTGATTTATATGACTTGGGGCGATGACACGTATCTTTATGTAATCGATTTAGCAAATTCGAAAGTTTCTGGAAATACCGCCGTATCTGGAAACACAACCACATCTGGTTCCTATAGACCCGCCGTCACTGCATATTTTAATGGTACAATGAAACAATCCACCAATAGTTATACAGATTCAGATGCAATTGGATTAAAGTCGGCATTTAACTATACAAGTGACGGAAAAGACGACACAAACGTTGTGGTTGATTTTTACGACAAGGTACAGTCCGTTTATCAAGTGGTATCTAATGTATGGTTTGATGTTAAGAACGGTAATTTACTTGTAAAGACAAATGGCACTGGTGCCAGATTGGATGTTTTTGCAAGAGGAAGCAAAACTGCCAGTTATTCATATTCAGCGTCCATTTCAACTGGAAACACAACACCTGCATCCCAAGTTTCATTTAGCCAAACATCAGTTGCGCCCTATTTTATTCAGGATGCAACTAAAGACCACACTATTATGTATTGGTCAAATGGTGACAACACAATTTTAACTGTTTTCAGAAATGTGTTGGAATCGAATGGAATAATAAAGCCATTAAAGTGTCGTCGTTTCACTAGAGACGGACTTTACAATTCAAATCCTGCGTCTTCTTCTTCTTCGTCTTCTTCTCCTAAGACACAAGAAGTTGATACGAGTGCCAACAACGAATTGTTGGATGCATTTGCCAGATGGTATATTTATTTCAATACTAGTGCAGTCGGTTCAACCAATTATGATGACTACTTATTAAAAACCCAGATTGTCCCACCGGTTTGCCCTGCGTGCCCCGGATGCAAGACCGAGGGTGTTTGCACAGATTGCGGAGGAAAAGGCGGTTCCGGAACCAAGACAACTGACAGTTCATCACTCGCATTTGATAAAAAAACAGTTGTTGGTGCTACAGGGAGTGCTGTCGCAAATACGGTAGATGCAACTGGAAATGTATTAGGTAAAACAGTAGATGTGGCCGGAAACGTAGTTGGAAAGACTGTGGATGTTGCTGGAAATGTTGTTGGAAAAACAATGGATGTTGCTGGAAATGTTGTTGGCAAAACAGTAGATACAGCAGGAAACATCTTAGGTTCAACCGCAAGCGCTCTTGGCTTAGACAGAATCGGATACCAACAATCGTACGGCGGACCAACAAACCGAAGCAGTGCTACAAATACGTCAGGTTATCCCTCATCCGGCTATAAGAGTGCGGAATACAGACCTGGAAGTAATACAACCGGCGTTTCAAATTTCCCAAATAGCAAACCCAATGACCCATATTCATACAATGGTGCATTGCAATCCAAAGGTGGAAACTTCATGGCGGTCACAACCGATTTCAGTAAGTTTGGGCGCTAAAGGAAACCTACGGTTTCCTTTTAAACCTTCCCTTTAAAATAAACCGATGGTTATATGCCTTTTAAAAATTTTGTGAGTATGGGATCATAAGGGAACGACGAGTTCCCTTAATATTCGTTCATACGATAACAAAACTATATTTTTTTACTTTAATTAAAGATTACCCATTAATTAAAATAATGAACCAAATATTTCGCAGAGAACAAACTGAAAAAGAGATGTGTGAAATACTCAACAATTTTGAGAAAAATCACACAAACGTAAATTTCAAGAAGGGGTTTTA